ATTGAAAATGCTTACTTTTACAAAAGTGAAAGTGATGGTTACAAATTAAGAAAAGCTGAAGAACTTTGGGAAATGTACAAATCAAAACAATTATTATAGAATGAAAAACACACCACTATACGAGTCGCTCAAAATGACTTACGATCGTGAGCGCGAAATTGTTAATTCGCTTGCGAACTACTTCCAACAGGGAAAGATTTTAGGCGACATCCTTCTTGAACTTTCACAACGAAAGGACTTGAACGCGAAAGAGAAAATCTATTTAGCGTTAATGATAGGTTCAATGATGACTAAAAACAATGAAGAAAAGTAATTTACTCGCGTCAGTCATCGCTGAATTAGAAGCGCGTGAAGCGAAGGGAATTGAGACGTACGGAACAACACTCGACCGACAAGACTTAACGCGCTCAGAATGGCTACAACACGCATACGAAGAAGCGTTAGACCTTGCCTTGTATTTGAAGAAACTTAAAATTGAAGAAGATGCCAGAAAGCAAAACTAAAAAAGGAATATGTGTGTACTTACACAAAGACCTGTGGAACGAGATAGACGAGAAACGCGGAGAGAATAGTCGCAACACATTTTTAAGTGAAGCGATTCAGTTCTCGTTGAAGTTCTACGTTGACGAATCTAAAATAAAACACTCAGAACAAACGTCGACAAAATAGCTACGGACGAAGCAACAACAAGAGCGCCAGTACGGCGCTTTTTTTGTTTCTCCAATTTCTTTTTATCCTCATTTAGACTGTTTATTTCTTCGCTCAACAAGACCGTCTTCTGTTCATAAGCACCGACAACTTCTTGTAAGTTGTTTGTCTTTTCGTCCTTAATGTTAATTTGTTCTTTTAGGTTGTCAATAACAAGTGAATCGGAAGCGATAACGCTGTCGCAAGAGCTCACCAAACGTACCACATCCACGCGAACAATAGTATCTCGAACAATAATAGAATCACGAGTTCTTTGATAGGTGGCTTTGGCCGTAAGTTGAGCGTCTTCATATCTTCTATATGTTCCGTATAAATCAATTTCTTCTTGAAGCAAACGATCGTATTCGCTTGTATTGTAATATATGATGCTGTCCTGTTTTTGTATCTGAACTTGCGTTTCAATCTTCGGGTTGAATTTCCAAAATGCAAGACAAACAAGCACCCAAAAAACACTTGTTGCAATTATAACAATAACTGCGTCGGGTTGGTATTTTCTTTCGTCCATTGTGCTTAGATTAAATCGTTTCCGTTGTAGTCTGAATGTTCTTTCGACATCTTGTCGATGCCTCGAATCCACAACACGCCAACAAGCGCGGTGCAAATGAAAATAGTTGCAATAATCATAGTTGTTTTTTTTAGGTTATAAAATTTGACCTTCGTGTATTCGAAGATTCTGAACGCTAAAGTAACCATTTTTTCCTTTAGTTACAATAGCAAACCCATGATTATATTTTGAATAGGGGTTGTAGTCAGGTGAAAGCTCACTCAAACAACCAACACCCCAACAAGTAATAAACTTTCCGTTAGCGTCCCTCTCATTGTGTTCAGCTGTCTGGTGATGGTGTCCACACAAAGAAGAAACTTTCGTCTTCATGAACAACCCACGCGCCACGTTGACAGACGGAAGGAATTGTTTTCCAAATTCGTGACCGTGAAAGATAGACAACTTACCGATATTTAACTTACTCTTTCCGTCAATCCACTTCACGTTGTGTTTATCGCAATGCGTCAACGTTGGAAAGTCAAACGCGTCAATGTCGAATAGTTCGGGCGCTTTGATTCGCATATAACGCCAGTATCTTTCTTCGTGATTTCCTTCTTTGTAGTAAATGTTCGCTGTTGGAAACGTGTGTCTAAGCGACGCAAGGAATTGACGGATTGAATACAGTTCGTCTTTGAATTTACGTTTACGAGGGTCTTTAACGAAGTCAGAAATCATATGACAGTCTAACGCGTCACCGTTCAAAATGATTGAATCACAGCCCTGTTTCAATCCTTCTGATATAGCGCACTCCAATGCTTCGTTATCTTGGTAAGGCAAATGGACATCTGAAAGAATCAAAAACTTATTGCCCTTCAGTTCAACGTGTCGACGTTTCTTCGAATAAGATTTAGGAAGTGCGTATGGGTTGGAAGGTCGTGGTGCTGTGTCAATCAATTCTTTTTGCGAGTTAGAAACTCTGCTTCGCTTTCCAATCTTACCGCGAACGGTGCGAATGTAATTACGCGCGTGTTCTAAAGAATCAAATGCTTCTGGATATTCAGTAAATAACTTTGAAGCCAATGAATGCGAAGGAGCATCGGGAAATTTACTACAAATCTCCGCTGTTATTTTCCTCGCTTCTGTCTGTGGTCGTGCCATTTGATTTTTGTTTAGTAAACTTTTCAATTACAGTACCACCGAACAAACTACCTGCGAGAATTGCTAATGTATCGAACATTTCAATAGGGCAATTGTAGATAGTGAAGGTTGCAACGTAAGCAAAAGCAATTAAGTTAATTACAACAAATATAGAAATAAAACGCTTACTTGAAACCTTTGTTGAACTCGTCAGCAATTGTTTCAACCAAGACTTCAAATTCTCTTTCATTTCTTTCTTAATTCGTCGTTTAACTTTTCCAAACGCTCAATCAATCTCTGCTTTTCTGCGCGGTCTGCTTGCCAATACTTGAAAATCATATAACCCATACCAATACAGATAACACCCAAAGCGCCATACTGAATGAGTTCTTTGATATATTCGTTCATAACATCTTTAAAATAAGTTGAACAATTAGACCACCAACAACACCAGCAGCCGTTGCAATACCACCTAAACGAGCGACCTGCAACCTTTGATTCTGAATATATTTATCGTGCTTTTGAACCTTACTAACGAGGCCTTCAATTTTCATTTCGTCGTCACCGATTAAGACGTGATAGATACGATCTATCTTCTTATTCATTTCTTGTAGTTCTTCGTGTATCAATTGAATCTCGTTTTCTGTGTTCATGGCTTAAAATATAATTTTCGTTAAGCCTTAAAATATAATGCAATTTCAGCTTCGCGACGACGAACCAAACCTTTCAAAACAACACCGCCACCTTTGTTCCATAAACGAAAAGAATCTGCTATTGTTGGGTCTGTTGGGTTGACGTTTAGCTTTCTCAATACAGACGACTTTTTAAACCCACCCGTTCCGATGTTGTACGCAAGTGAAACACACGCGCTAAACTGATTCTCGTTAAGTGGTTGTTTTATCATTGCGCGAATAGAAGTTGCAAATTGCTCAACAATATATTTCGCCAGTTCGTCCGCACGTTGTTGCGTTATTACGTCGCCTTCTTTTACCTTTGTACCGTCTTCATAGAAGGTGTTCCCAAAACCAATCGTCCATACACCCGCAGGACATTTGTAAGCTTTCAAAACACAACCTTCGAACTTCTTCAATAGGGCGTACCCATCTGCGTTAACTTTCATTGACTAATCGTTTTATTTGTTTCTCTTTTTTCAAAAGGTACTTACGAAATTTTTCTTCGTACACCTTCTGTTTAACCATGTCTTTCTTGCGTCCCCTTGTTGCCATGTATTTTATTTTAGTTATCTCAACCAACCTAAACCTCTGCGTCTATATTCGTAAGGTAGTCTGTCTCTTCCGTCGCTAATCTCAAAAGCGTTGGAAGGATACACATTTGTTTGTGACCAAATTTGTTGCGTTACGTTCGTAGTGTATTCTGGAAAGTCTGATTGATTAAAACACAAATAGTCGACCATTCTTTGAGTGTAGAACATAGCCTGTGAACGCGCTTGGTCGCGGTAGTTTTGCAAGTCTGTTTGTGATATTGGTGTTGTATCTTCGCTTGTGCGAATAACAAGACTTCCGTTGTCCGTTTTAACGTACAAATGAGGCAAGACTTCGTACATAGTCCACCACATAACCATTCGACGTAAGTAGTTGTCAAGAAGCGTCTCGTATGCGCCTGCAATGTCGTCGTTTACAACGTCTTCTTTAATCTTATTGTAAAGGTCAGTTCCTAAATACAACTGCGCGTACTTGTCTTGCGACAAATAAATTGCGGGATACATAAGCAACGGATCAACTGAACCGTTAATCCAAGTGTATTTTTTGATATAGTTTTCGTCAATGAGTAGAACTTCGGGTGATAGTGCCATTTTTTATGAGTATTTAAGTGAACCACGTGTTGGTGTGTTAATTGGCGCAATGCCTTCTTCGCCTTTTGGCTTAACGTATGGGTTGTTACCTACACGCTTGTCGTTTTCAAGTCCTTTGTTTGGAAGTACACGTCCTTTCGCATCTCTCTTTCTGATATAGATTTGACGCTTCCAAAAGTGGTGGCAAAAACAACCGCCTTTCCAAATAAAGATATTATAAGAAGAACTTCCTTCTGGAGCAAACTCACCGTTCACTCCTGCATCGCTCATCTCTTGAATGTCTTCATATCTGAAAGACAAACCTGCCTTTGATAATCCAACCATTTCTTGACAAAACTCACGACTATTTTCGCTTAAATTTTGTGAGTAAGCATAACGTAATTTATAAAGTCCTGTGTCGCCAAATGTAGACCTTTCGTCCGCGTTTGCATAACTGCGAACACTCATATATTCTTGACGAAAATTAGATTCGTTGTGCGGGTCTGTTACATCTTCTTCACTCAACAATTCCCACTCGTTCAAATCTACTATTTCAGCTTTCTCTTTTAGTGTGTTAATCCAAACACGACCTTGTTCATCTGAAAAGTCATTCTCAGCAGTTACAACTTTTTTTTTTAATTCAGCAGTTTGTACTGTTGGTTCAACAACTACAACTTCGGGGTCAAATGGCGAGTTCATTTCGATGTTTATCTCTCCTAAAATTGGAGTGAAAACACGCTCGATAATTCTTTGATAAGGTTTGATTACTTGGTTGTTGAATATCTCCAAACCTACCAACATTTCGTCCTTATTGCTTCCGAAACCTGTTGTGTCGCGTATGCCGTGAATCAATGGTGAAACAACGCGGTGTCCAACCATAATTTGCTTCGCTGTTTCTTCGCTTAAGAATTGATATTGCTTGTCTGCGTCCGACAAAGGAAATGCTTCGATTTGTGGAGCGCGTGCAGGGTCTTCGTTGAAGGTCATCAAGAACTTACCCGCGTTACTTGCACCGCTCAATCTTGTTTCCCATTCGCGACGAATAGCTTCACGCTCTTCTTTTTGAGGTATTCCGTTTAAGAAGTTAATAATAAACGAAGGGAAAAGACCATTCAAGATATTGTTGACGTGATAAAGTCCCATTTGATAAGACAACTCAACGTAGTTTAACGCACCGAAATAGTCGGGCTTTGGATAGTAAACACTACCCGCCGACATTCCGTGAGCGTAAATAACTTGACGCGGTTGTTCTTGTGCGATGGAAGGATTGAACGCAGGGATAAACTCTGGCTTACCTCTTTTGCTTCTTGTATTTGCCCAATCTTTCGAATAGAAAATTCCTGTAATATCGTCCTCTTCTTTGTCGTAAGCTAAACGACAATTCTCGAAAGGCAAGTGGTTTATTTGTACAACGCGAGTGAAGTCCATTGACCAAATTACTTCAGCAACAAACGCGCCTTGAAGTTTTAAGTCGAACGCAATACCTTGCAAAGCGTTGTCGAGAATCGTTCCTGTACCTTGTCCCTCAATCATATAAGAGATTGAGTTCACCAACGCGTTGTGTATTGGTGAGTTTTGGTAAAGGTTTATAAGGTGTTGAGGGAATAAGTTGTTTTGTCCGTAGTCAATCCAACCGCTTCTGTTTTCTTTTTCAACCGCTTCAACAGGTTGATAAGCCGATAAGTTTATTGCTTGAATGTTGCTCATATTATGCACCTGTATAAATTACGTCTACGGGAATCGTAGGTGTTGAAACGTCAAAGTAAATTGTTCCGTCTTGTAATATCATCAAACCCTTTTCAACCAATCCAACGACGGACGAATTGGTTGGGTTTATATTCGTTGAGCTGTTTTGTCCATACACTTCGTAGTGATAACGTCCTGCATCGGTCAAACCAACGGTTGTTAGTCTTATTTTAGTCACACGTTCGTTTTCAGTTATTACGGTAACTACTTGCGCGAGTTTTTCACCTGTCATTTCGTAAGTCATAACAAGTAAATAATGCGTAAAGGCAACGTTAAAATACTGGCGACCTTCGTCTAACGAAAGCCACGCGTATTGATTCGCTGTGTTTGTGTTGAGGTATACCATTCCCTTTTTCCTTTACGTTAAAATTACAACACGTAGGGACGCTTTGTCCCTATGTGTGTAAAAGTTTTTTATTAAGAAATCAATGAAGCAGGAGAACCACTTAATTTGTAAGCGCGAACCGCAGCTTCGTGAACGAAGGCCAAAGTATAACCGTTGGCGTCACCCAAAGTTGTTCCAGTTGATGCTGTTGCAGTAGAAAGGTCTGCCCCGTACTCGTAACCAACTGCCCACCAATTTCCGTTAGTGTCTTGAACGAATACAATCACACGAGCCTGTGCAACGTTTTGCAATTCCAAACGCTTTGCGCTTGATAATTTTTGCAACATTACGTTTACCGTCTGCGTGTAAAATACTGTTCCGTTGTCGCGGTTGAAATTGATTGTTTCCTCAAATGAACCTGTTTGTGTTGGAAGTTCGTAAGTGTACAAGTCTGCATCTGATGGCCCAGCAATTGCTGTTACAACACTTGATGCATCAAGAGTAAACCCAGTCACTAAATTTTGATCCAACAAAACGATTTGTTTTATACCGCCAATCCCAGATTTGCAATCAAGAACAAAGCCCGTAGATAATTCACATGCCATATTATTAGTTTTTTATTAGCACAAAAGAGGAGCGGTGTTTAAGCCGCTACCTCTTGTGCAAGGGTTAGAATGGTTAAGATTATGCAGAGTATTGATAGAACGCGATTTCGTTACCGAATCCGTACTGAACACCTGCGAAGAAAGAAGCTGCAAAACGAACGTTGTCAGAAAGATCGTACTGATACATATCCAAAACTGCAACGTTGTTCCATTGGTCTTTCAAGTTAGTTCCGAACCAAAGGTTTGACTTTTGGAACATAGCCATTGTGTCGTCAGACATACCAGGACACTCGATGATGTCGTATTGTC